AACTCTAACGCCAACTCTTACTCGAACTTTAACTTCTACTCCAACTCCAACTCTAACGCCAACTCTTACTCGAACTTTAACTTCTACTCCAACTCCAACTCTAACGCCAACCCAAACAGATATTTCTATGTTATGGACTAGTAGTGTTTTGCCATCTTCATCGACTTTCTACGAAGGCCCAGGAGCTGGTTGGACCTCTATCACTTATGGGGGAGGCAAATTTGTCGCAGTATCTAATAGTAATTCTCCATGTATGTCTGCCACTAGTATCGATGGAACAACTTGGACTCGGGGTTCCTTACCTGTAACTGGCAATTGGGGAGTTGCGTATGGCAATGGAATTTTCGTGGCCATAATTCGCGGAGGCATCAATGGATCGGGAGAAACTGATATTATAGCTACTAGCACTGATGGTTTAAGCTGGGTTCAAAGATCCCTGCCTGTCGCTGCGTGGTGGTCTAATATAATTTATGCTAATAATCAATTTGTAATTGTGGATCAATTATATGTTGCTAAAAGTTCCGATGGCATAAACTGGACTGTTTCTGAAATTGGCGGTAGAACTCGCCAAGCCAATGTATTTCCAAGTGTTGCTTTTGGATCAGGCACTTTTGTCTTGATAGACAGCTCCGGATATGCTGCAAGAAGTACAGATAATGGATCAACATGGAATGCTGTTTCTTTGCCAAATAATACAGTTTCTTGGACTTCTATCACATACGGAAATGGATATTTCGTAGCAGTATCTGGTCAACAAATTGCCACACCAGACTACAGCAATGTTGCCGCTATAAGCTCAGAAGGAACTAATTGGACTCAAACAACATTACCATCCACTAGATGTTGGATTTTTGTTGCATATGGCAATGGAAAATTTGTTGCTTTAGACGGAGCTGGCCCAGATGCGGACAAGTCAGCCGTAAGTTTTGATGGAGTAAATTGGACAGAGGAAAGTATGCCAATCGGAACTTACTGGACTTCTGCTGCATATGGAAACTCTAGATTTGTCGCCGTATCTACAGGATGGCCAGGACTTGTGCCTATGAACGTCGCAGCATATAAATTATATACTGCTCCTGATCCTAGCCCAACGGCCACTAGCACGCCAACTTTAACAAGAACGCCAACTTTAACAAGAACGCCAACGATTTCTGCAACTTTGACTTCAACTCCAACAAAGACAACAACTTCAACACCTACACTAAGTGCTCCTGCTAATTTAGTTACTCAATCTACCACCATCCAAAATGCAAGTTATCGAATATCTAGAAATTCTATTAGTGGAAAAATTTATATAAGTAACAATCTAACTGTTAATGGTAGTTTTTATATTTTAGACGGAACCAATATCTCAGAAGTATATGGAAACTTTGCGTCAAATCGTGTAAAAGTAGATAGTTCGCAAAATAAAGTTTACTTTAGCAATTACACAAGCATAGCAGATACCGATATAATTAGAATTTTCAATATAGCGGATAATTCTTTTTCTTATATACTTGCAAGTAAATTTTTTACTATAAATACGACGACAAATAGACTTTACTCTGGTGATGGAAAAATATTCAGAACAGATACAGATCAACAAGTTGGAACTTTTTCGGCATCCACATCCTCAGAAATTTCATTAGATATTAATAATGAAACAAATTATTTAAGTATAGGTGGAGGCAACTATGTAAAAGTTATAGATATGAATTCAAATTCTACTATATTTAATTACTTTGTTCCCAATAATTCTTACGGAGCAAATCCCACAAAAACCACCAGTTCTCATGTTTTTGTTTTCTCTGATCAAATAAAAATTTATGATATGGTTACTAGAAGTCTTGATGCAACAATAGACTATCCTTTTGGAATGTCTCAGGTTACTTCTGTTATTTATAATTCGTCTACAAACAGAATGTATGTCGGTTGTTATTTTGGAAATCAAATATTAATAATAAACACATCCAATCTAACAGTCGCTGGAGTATTAACAATTCCTGGCGCCATTAGAGTTGTTGGAATGGACATAGACCCTGTAGCAAATAAGCTTTATGTTTCAACTCAAAACGATAGCAAAATACACGTATTATCTAATATTAGTCAATTTTAAATAAGTAATTAAAATAAAAATGGCCTTCCTGAATAATCAAGAAGGCCATTTATTTTTATCAGACAATAACGTCTAGGTCAACTAGTGTTTCCATTGTATCATTGAATGTTTGTCCATCACGAACTTGAACCATTTTTCTATTTGATCCGTTATATACATCGAAATATCCAGTTCTTTGAATAGAAACGCCATTTAATATGGCTGTGTCCAATCCACCAAGTGTTGTAAAGTTTCTTAAAGCTGGTGTTAATCTTAGAGTGTAAGTTGTCATAAAACCTCCTTTGTTTTTATAAGTATGCACAATGCATACTTGTGACAATCAATAGTATATAGTAATTCTATAAATAAATATGGAAATATTTGGAATAAATTTTAATCTCCTTGAACGATTCGGATAGAATCAGAATCTATGTCTATAGTAGAAAATTCAAAGAGTTCTGTATCTTCTAGTGCAATCATTTGATGTCTCATGCCTACTGGAATGTGAAAAATATCTTCTTTATTTAAAATTATTTCTTTTGCATTTTCTATTTTATCATCAAAACCATATTTTAATAAAATTTTACCTTTACAATAAAACGTCTCTATTTTTATTTTATGGTAATGATAACTACATTTTTTGCCTTTATTGAAGCAAAGAATCTTTCCGCAGTATCCATCTGAGTTATGTATTATTTTTTCACAACCCCAACCCTTTTTTACAATTTTCATTTAAGATTTTTTAATTTATATAGGGTGATATATGTAAGAGATATGATTTCTTCCATTATATTCTTAAGATGGGAATCTTTTAAACCTTCTTTTGCTGACATGAATATTTTAACACAATCTTCTAAATAATTTTCAATTTCACTCACAGGTTCTATGCTAATCATTTTTTCGTAGCCTGTTACAATTCCGTACTGTCCTTGATAACTTTCTATCAAGTTATCTGTAAAATTTAAAATTTCTTCATAAAATTTATTTAAGGCTTCGTGTTTGCTATGGCTTTTTGTTTGCAAGTGAACATTATGTGCCACTTGCCTTGATTCAAATAGCTTTGCAATTAATCCTCTAATATCTTTTGAATTTTTATAATCTTGTAATGATATCATATTGTCCTTTTTATTGATTAAGTATTAGCCCACGCAAGTTCCCAAGAACATCAGGAGAAATCATTAGACTTGGTGGAAATTCTGATATTTTCAAGTGTAATTCTGGGAATTCGGTCGAGTCAGCTAAGACTTCATTTATTTCTTGATTAACTATTGCCAAATTTTCTTGTGAGAATAAAAAAGCCCCAGGTATTGGTTCGCCTTGAATATTTTTTTGAAGCAAAATTTGATTGCTTTCATCTTTCTTCGCGTATTCTGTTTTTATTTCAGAAATCATATGATTAGCTGCTAAAAAATAAGGCTCTAAATTTTGTCTAATAATATCAATTTTATAAGAAAGGCCTATTGGCATTTTTTCTTTTGACAACGAATTCAAACCCGCTAGACAATCTATTATTTGTTTATTATTAAGTTTCATAATTTCTCCATTATTTTTTCTACTTTTTCTTTCCAATTTAAAATTTCATTCGAATCTTCTACTAATTCATTATCATTTACATATTTAATTTCTTTTAAATAATCTTTTTTAACTTCTACAGTAGGCCTTCCTCTAACCTCACATTTATATTTAAATTCTTCTAGACTTTTAACATAGTAATGATTTATCCAAATTAAGGGGTCCGTTTCCATTTGATATATCGCATTTGCTAATTGATCGTTCTTCTCATCAAATGACCTAGAATGTTTGTTTGCCAAGTCTCCACAATAAATTTTAGCTTGTTTATTATGAATAAAATAATGAGGACTTATAACATCCTGTATTGAGTTTGTTTTTGCTATTGTTTTTATATTTTTGTTAAATTGTAATTTTTTAACTGGCTGCTTATATCCTTTGCAAAAGTTATATTCTTGTCGTTTTCGGACAGAATCAAAAAGAAGCCCCGGATCTCTTTTTTCTTGCTTATTAATGAATTGCTTCCAATTCAACATCACAGCGTCTAGATCTTCTGGGAATTCTTCAATTATTTCTTTTATACTGTTGTACTTTTCTTTAAATACAACGTATTCGTCTCCATCGATCATGCAAACATACTCGGTATTATTAGCATGATTTTTTATAAAATGTTTATACGCATTTATCTGTTGAAGTTCACCTGGGAACCTAACCGTTGTGCAAAAATCATAGTTTAAATTAATCGGCTCTTCATTATTGTCATAAATATAAAAATGATCAAATCCTATTGCTTTGTGATAAGCCAACCATTCTTTTAAATCTATTTCATTTTTAACTATTGCACAAATTGAAATCTTATACAAGAAAAGATCCTCCTTCTATTTTTTTTCTGTCTTCTATAGCCTGATTGTATCCAGCAATAAACGCTTCTTTTAATATTCTAGCGTTATTGGTTATAATTTCTTTGTAATCCGTGTCTTTATCACAATTTTTTATAAACCAATTTTCTAGTATTTCTTCTATTTTCATATTGTTATTAGAGTTGATATTTTCCATTCCTTTATTATAATGAAAACAAAGGAAAATAATAGTGATATTCAGATATCCAGGCGGCAAAAGCAAGAAATTAATTAGAGAGCAAATAATCTCTAGATTTCCTAATAATTATTTGGAATTTAGAGATGCTATGGTTGGAGGTGGAGGAATATTTTTTCACATTCCAACTACTAAAAAAAGATGGATAAATGATTTGGATGCAAATCTGATTAGTGTCTATAAAGCTCTACAAATCGATTCTAAGACCTTCATTAAAAAATGCAGAAAGATAAAGGCCGAACAAGAAAGTGACGGTTTAACGCTCTCCAAGCCGGGCGGAAAGGCCGTATATAACTCAAGACTCAAGGCTGTTTTTGATAAATTGAAAAATGATCCAAAAACAGACCCTGCTCTTAAATATTTATTTATTAATAGAACCGTTTGGGGCGGTCGTGTAAACTACGATATTGAATCTAGACTTTATTTCTCTAATCCAAGCGGCTGGAATATTGCCCACACAGACAAAATGGAAAAAGCCGCCAATATAATTCAAAATGCAAAAATAACTTCGTCAGATTACAACGACCTATTAGAACAAGAAGGCGAAGATGTTTTGGTTTATTTGGACCCTCCATACGTTATCAACACAAAATTAAATAAAAATTCAAGACTATACAAGCATAATTTTGAAATGGAAGATCATGAGAAATTATGTGAAAACATTAAAAAATGCAAACATAAAGTAATTTTATCTTATGATGATAATCCGTTTATTAGAAAACTATACAAGGGATTTAATTTAGGTAAAACTAGTTGGATTTATTGTGGTACTTCAAGTGCTAAAACTCATAGTAAAACAAAAAAAAATGGTAAAGAATTAATTATAACTAACTATTAATTTAAATAGAAATTATCAAAATAGGATTAAAAACTATGAACGGCAAAGGCGATTCTCCAAGAAAAAAAACTGTCACCCAAGATGTTTGGGATAGAAATTGGCAGAGAATTTTTAAAAAAAAGGAAAATGAAAATGAGTCAAGGCGTAAAAGTAACGATAAACACAACAGATGAAAATGAAAATAAAATTACTGGCGAAGGAATTATTTGCAAAAGAATAAACACAGAACTTTATGAGATTTGGTCAGAAGAATTACAATCTATTCTTCTTCTTAGTCCCAAAGAATTTATAGAAAACCAATAAGATCCTTTCAATTCATATCAATACTCATTACTTCATACTTTTTAATTACCCGATAACCCACAGGACTAGAATCTTGAGTAATATTTAATAAATTTTTCTTTAATTTTTCTAAATCCTTTTGATTCTCTTCTTTTACTTTTTTATCCATAAATTCTTTTAAGAAAAAGGGAATTAATTTTTTAATTCTCAATTCACTATTTATTTCGACCTGAGTTCCAACGCCATCCAAGGTAGAAGGTCCCATTTCAACAACTTTATTATAAGTCAAAATGTTTTTTTGAGGCTCTGACAGATTAGTTTTTATAGTAAAAATTTGTTTGTCTATATGAATGTTTTGCTCAAATGGAATTCTTAAATTTCCAAGATTATTATCCTTTTTTTCTACAACAAAATCTAATTTTCCTTCTAATTTGTACTCTCGTAACCTAAGTATTTTTTTTGGTATTTCTACTACAAAATTTTTCCATTCTTTGTAAACCAATTTCCCATCATTGTCTTCTATAGTTTTTTCTAACGATTCTTTTTTAGCAAAATCTTTTATTATTGTTAAATAAGGCTTGTTTATTACAAAACTTATTTTTTCTGAGCTACAAGACTCATAATCTAAGAAAGAAAAATAAAAAGCCAAAGCTATAATTAAAATTAATGAAGGAAAAATTAAAACTTTTTTCATGATGCCTCTGTATGTATTTTATTGAATTTTGCTCCGACTCTAAAAAAGAGTTACTAATATACATTTTTTGCACAGCACTTTTATTAAACATATATAAATATGAATTTGCAATAATTGTAAATTCATTTCATTAAAAAAGGAGTTTATATGACACAAACAACTGAAGGAACCGGACCAGGTTCAGTGGAAGAATTAAGAAGAAAGATACAAAACTCATTAGTCAGAGAGGAAAACCTATTTCCAGGACTATTAGTTCCAGTTGGATCAGTATTGGCCTATATATCAAGCAACGCACCTGCAGGATGGCTAAGTTGTGGTGGCCAAGCAGTCAGTAGAGAAGATTATGCAGATTTGTTTTCAGTAATTGGAACCACCTACGGAGTAGGTAATGGAAGCACAACATTTAATCTGCCTAATTTATCAGGAAGAACAATAGTTGGACAAGGAAGCGGAAATGGATTAACATCGAGAGCTATGGGAGCCACAGGGGGCGTAGAAACTCATGCATTAAACATCGGTGAGATGCCAAGCCACACGCATACCTCTAATGCAGTAGGAAATACTGTGGGTCTAATCAAAGCAGACGGAAGTAACACTGCGACTACTGTCGATTCATCAGCAGTAGAACCTAATATATATGCTGCACCTGTTGCATTGACCATTGATAATGCTGGCAGTGGTGCTGCTCACAATAACATGCAACCATTCGCAGTTTTAAACTATATCATTAAATGCTAATAATTTATTAATTATTTTCAAAAGCCAAATGGGCCAGGAAGGAGAAATCTTTCCTGGCTTTTTTATTTAATTTCAGCCTACCTTTCCTGGAGCATTATAAGTTTGCTCGTATTCATACTTGGCAATTCTATAATATTTACCCTCATCTTCTTTTACCAAGTAATCACCTGGCTTCAAAATCATACTTTCACCCCAAGGTGCTGTAAAAGTAATCGGAGCATTTCCACCATAAACAGCGACATTTCTAGGACCTTGTTCTGGATGAACCGGACCTCCCATTTGACCTTGATATAATTTAGGAAACTTGGCTGCTTTTACAACGTATTGCTCACCACTAGGACCACTCATAATTACATCATTAGGCTCGGCAGTATTCTGAGTTTCTTTGCCATCAGCAGTTGTTGTGACAACAGGCATTTGTTGCTGAGCTACTGTATAGCTCATAGCAGGCATGTTTTCTGCTGATTGTGCATATTGATACATAAGCTTCTTTTTACTAGTAGGCTGAAATTGAAGTTGGCTAGCAATCTGATTAATGTCTGTCGGTTGACTCATTTGTTGTTGTGGCTGACCACCCATTTGTTGTTGTGGTTGACCCATTTGTGGAGCATTTTGAGCTTGTTGATTTTGTTGATTTTGCATTTCTTGTTCAATATAGAAATCTTCACTTATAACGCCTGACAAGTATAACATATATAGTTTATTCTCGATCACACCAACCTCTTTTGCTTTAGAGCCAGACAAAAATTTAGTCTTAGGATGCACAGCGGCGGGTTGTTCCGGCTTTTGCGAAAAATCATTCAAATTATTATCTTCTCTCCACTCTCTAAAACTTTTCATTTTTATCTCCATTAATTTATATTATAATTTAATAAGCAAATTATACAAATTTGCAATATTTATAGCATCATCTTCGCCTCTATGATTAACGCCATGAAATTTTTCCCCCATCATTTCTAGCGCATCTTTTGGATTTTTTGGCGCTTTTTGAGGATCATTTGATCCTAAAACCTTTTGAGCAAATAATAATCTGACATTGATGTGTTCTGGTAATTGCAACCTCACACCATATAGCTTATTCATTTTATCAAACATTTCTTTATCATAATAACCATAGGATGCCCATTTGTTATATTTTGAAACAATAGATTCTAATTTCCTATAGGCTTCTTGAGGCAACAAACCTTTTTCTTCAATTTCTTCATGAGTCAAGGTTGTTAAACTAGTACAAAAAGAAGTTACTTTAGAGTGCTGAGGCTTTATAAAAATAGATGGAATTCCACGACCCATTGAGTCTGCCATTCCTATTTCAATTATCTCATTTGTAAATCCTTCTTTATTTTTTTCACAAGTAGACTCAACATCTATTATAATAGTTTGATCGATTATCGAATTCTCATGAACAAAACCATGCTCATCATTTGCTACTTTAGATAAAGTTTGAACTAGTTGATTCACATTAGAGGTGAAATTCTGATAATTAGACTGAACCATATTTTTTAGCAATTTAAAAGCCTCTAGATAACCTTCTCTATCTAAAAATTTAAATACTACATTTCCAACGCCCCAATTATTACTTATCTTGCCTTGATCTCTTGGGTCTGCTGGACCATCATAGCTTTTTCCCCTAAGATTTTTTATTATCTTATATCTATCAACAACAGTTTGAATTTGTCTTTTTATTTCATCTGTTAGCTGACCCTTAGTTGTATTTATAAGCGTCAATAATCTTTGCAACGAAGGCTGAATAGTTCTTTCTATCGTTGTGTATAACTGATTTTCTTTACTTTGACTATTGCCAATAAATTGCCTAAAATTAGATTGAGTTTTACTTTGATTTGGAGCTTTTATCCAAGAAGGCTTGCCTGTTTTTATTTGTGCCAAAACATCATACACTGCATCAAAAGCCGCAGTTTGTTGTCTGGTGCCTTTGGATACTTTGAACTGATATGGCCTTTGCCCAAACTTATATTTTGGATCTAAGTTAGATCCTATCCAATCATTGGCTTGTTTAAACATTTGATCATTTGCTCTTGGGACCGATACTGTAGTATCAATATCTGATCCATTAGAATATTGATAGGTAACTGCTGCTCCAACTAGAAAATAATCGTCTATTGGCAATTGTGGAAATTGAGCCTTGATTTCCTGAATTCCCTTTTGTATTGTATTGATTACTTCTTGCTTTAATTTTCCTTCCTCATCAAAAATATCAGATAAATTTTGACTAGGCTGATCTACAATTGCTTCTAAAAAAGAAAGAGATCTTTTATTTTTATTAATGATCCGATCAAAATAGACAGGATTTTTGTTTTCTAACCATTTGTGAAAATTTTTCATATTGACCTTATCTAGCACTTTAATAGACATATTATATATTCAATAATAACTAATTTATATTAAAAACCCACCTCTTTTTGCCACAATATAGCTGTAGTCTGGGCCATTAAATATTGTTTTCCATAATTTATCTCTAGATTTTTTGCAAGAATTACTATACATAGTATGTAACAACTTTCAAGGAAAAAATAATATGTATTTACAAGAAATTTCAGGAATTCTTCAGAGCTATGAAGTTAAAATCAAGTATGATTGTAATGGAGGATTTGATCAGTGCAGTAAAGAAAAAATGCTTAAATTAAAATATGCCGAAAAGAATTTCAAAGATAATAATGGAAAGCACATTTGTAGAAAATGTAATTTAAAGAATAAAAATCCCATGAAAAATAAGGAGGTTCAAGAAAAGGTAAAAAAAACTTGTGAAGAAAGATATGGCGGAATGCCAATGAACAGCAAGGGAAGAATAGAAGAAAGAAAACAATTATTTAAAGACGAAGAGTTCAAAAAACAGTGGGTTGAAAAGCACAAAAAAACTTCCATGGATAAATATGGAGTTGAGCACCCAATGCATTTAGATTCAACTAAAAATAAACAAAAACAAAGTATGCAAGAAAAATATGGAGTAGACCACCCATATCAATCAAAAGAAATCTTAGACAAAATGAAAGAAAATAATTTAAAAAAATATGGGGTGGAAAATGTCGCTCAATTGCCTGAAGTTCAAATTAAAATGGCTAAAACCACTTTAGAACGATATGGAGTTGAACGCTACAATGAACTCCCGGAAATGAAAGATTATTTGAGAGAAAATTGTAGGGAGTGGCTAGCCGCATCTTGGGCCAATCCTTGGGCAAAGGGCATAGTCAGACCTGAGGAATGGAATCAGAAGCAAAGAGAAACAATTGCAAATCTTATATTAGAAGGAAAATGGAATGCAGGTCATAGAAACACATGGAGAGGTAATTATAAATCTTTAAAATGCAAAAAATTAAATCCAATGTTTAGATCAGGATTTGAATTAATTTATCATTGGCATTTAGATCATTGTGATTTGGTAGATTGGTATGAATATGAACCATTTTGTATTCCTTACAAAAAAGATAATGGAACCATCGCACTATACTTCCCAGATTTTTTAGTCAAATATAAAAATAACTCAATTTTATCTCTTTGCGAAGTCAAAGCAGATTATTTACATGACAGCATAGAAACTCAAAATAAATATAAATGTGCTAATGAATATGTTAAAAACACTCCGAATTTAGAATATAAAATATTTTTAAAGAAAGATATAAAAGAGTTGGGATTCGATCTTGCTGATATTTTGAGTAAAAAAGAAGTGAATATAACGCATAAACCTTATCAATGAAGTTATTAAAATAAAAAAACCCTTGGTATTTCTACCAAGGGTTTTATTTTGTAGATCCTTGATTATATCAAGGATTTCCGCTAAATCACGAAATTGGCTATGCTGAGACGGGCATAGAACTTGGCCCCTTCCCTTAATAATTTTTTTCCGTATCTTGTTAAGATTCCCTTGCGTGGGCAGAAGGATTCTGGATCAAGAACCACTGGTGTTTGAGTAAGTGGTACATATGGGCAATAGAAATATCCACTGTCCATATAACTGTCACCCTTATATCCCATGAGGATTTGACCTGATGGGAATAGTGGATCCTTATATAATCTCCATCTGTTGTTTACTGTTCCGACATATTGAATGCCGAGTGAACTTGTAAAAGTCTCTGAAGGCGCTGGCGCAAATCCCGCCGTTGCCGTCTCGAAAATGGAGGCAACTTCTGGACTTGTAACAAGCCAGTTGCAACCACCACGGAGAGTCTTACGATGAACAACGTTGCTGACTTCAACAACCTTGACATAGAGACTTTCATACTTTTCTTTGATCGTGTCGCCCAAAGCTGTGTTGAAGTCCCAACTTGCTACTGTGCCAGCATTGTTACGAAGATCACCGAGAACTTCACGGTCAATTTCAAGATTAATTTCTTGAGCAAGAACGGCAGTTAGTTCAGCTTCAGCGTCGAGGTTGTGCTGTGATCTGAGGTCTTGTTGGGCCTCATAACTCCAGACAGCCTTTAGCTTACGTGTCTTAGCAGCAATTTCTTCACTTTCAACAACGAGGTTGACTTCTGGAAGATCTTGGTTGCATTCCATGTTGTATTCATAGCTGAGTACAACTCTGTTTGCACCTGGATTTGCACTCCATGTGATATCAACTTCGCCAGTTGTCAAATCTAGACTTCCTGCTGTTGCATAAGCACCAGAGTGATCAACTGTTGAGAATGTGAATGCTCCGCTTTGAGCAACAACAAATGTATCAACAGCTGTTGCTCCTCTATAAACGGTACCAGTCATTGTTCCAGCAAGAACTGGTGTGTGTTCTAGCATATAGACTGAATTTGTGTCTCCACCTGCATCAGCTTGTGATTCATTTTCAACAAATTGATGAGTATAGTAAACACTAAGATTAGCATCGCCACTTGCTAGTTGTTGTAAACTGTTTGCATCGTCTCCAGGGAAACCGCTCTTGGATGCACCACGGACTGCGCCCTTGTTGCTTCCGTAACGGAATCTTAAGTAATAAACTAATCCTGTTGGTCCGAGCAATGGTTGAACTGAAACAACCTTGTTGGCAATTAGTTGTGGGTAAATTCTTCTAACAAGAGGAATTGAAATTCTCTTGAATTGGGCTACGTCGCCGCTATCTGTTGAACTTTCGTTGATGAGCCTTTGGTTTTCTAGAAGAACCGCAGTGCAAGAACGTGTGTACTTGTCATTGATGTTCTCTAGCAAACCTGTTTGCGCCCAACGAGATTCAAGCTCTCTTGCTTCATTTAGAAATTTGGCATTTGCTTGCATAATATTAATTTTCTCCTTGGTTATACTAAAGATTATTCACTTGCTTTTGTTCCAGCTAGAACTTGCATTTGATGCAAGAAGTCTGGATCTAAGCTTTCTACTAAAGTTGTGTCAACATTTTCCTTTTTCTCTACTGGCTTATTGCCACTCCATTCCGCAACAAGTTCAGGATCGTTGACAGTACGTCCTCTCCCCTGCGCATTCTTCGCTTTCTCTACTCTTTCTTGCTTTTCTTCCTTAACTTGTTCGTTGAGGACTTGTTCAGCCTTACGAACTGATTCGTTAAGTTTGTTATTTTCTGTGCTGAGTCTGATGTTTCTGGCTTCAAGAATCTTTGTTTGGCTCTTGAGTTCTTCAACCTTTTTCTCAGTATCTGATAACTTTTTATTAACAATATTTGTGTAATCAGCATCAGAGATATAATCTGATACGCATTCTAAAACTCTATCAAGAACCACCTTTTGTTCGGCCATTCTTGGGTCATTTAGTATTTCACGACGAGCATTTTCGTATAGTTCTTGTCCTTTGTATGAAAGGAAATTATCTATTTTTTCAACCATATATTCTTTCATTTCTGAGAGTTTTTGGTTGAATTGATCGTACATTTCAACTTCTAAATTTTCATTTTTAGATTTTTCTGATTGTAGCATTTGGTATGCTTCTTCGTATCCTTCTTCCATAGAAGTTTCAAATTCTTTTTGTTGAACTTCTAGGCGTTTGCGAAGATCTTCAATGATAGCATATGCTTCTTGATAACCTTGCAATCCTGTTTCTTCTGTGGCCTTTAGTTCTTTAGAAAGTTCGGCATAGGCTTCTTCAAGCTTGGAGTTAAACTCCTGCTCACATTCCTGCTTTGCTTTCTCAAGCTCTAATTTTACTGCCTCAGATACTTCTGTAACTGCATCTTCAGGAAGTAGTTTTGTTAATGCTTCGACAATTTTTTCCATTAGCTCAACCTCGCTTTAATTTCATTGGCTTGTTTGTGAACAATGCCACCTAGGGCAGCAATAATTAACTCTTTGCTGATGTTATGTATGCTGCTACCTTCATTTTTTTTCATAAATTTAGGGTTTTCTGGTGACACAGGAATAGAATCCACACTTTCCTTAGAGACTACGCGCTCTTGAAAAGCCTGCGCTGTGCTTGGGTCAGCAACGGCATCGAATGTTATTAGTTTATAACTTTCTCCGATAACCAATATGCCTTCCTCATTCACTTTGCCGTTACCAACACCTCTGCTGCTTATACCGACTCTAACACCATCATTAATTAATGATCTAAGAATCTTACCAGCAGGAGTATTAAGTATTATTCCTTCACCCATTAGTACTTTCCCTTCCCACCAAAGTTTTGAAACTTTATGAGAAGCGTTTGTAAAATGGATAATTGAATCAGTAGGATGATCTAATTCTCCAATTAGCCCTCCTTTGGAGATGCATTCTTGAAGAGTCTTAACATTAGTGTTAAGTACTTCAAATGGATACATCCTTCTGTTTTTATTAACCGCG